GGAGTGGCTACGTATGGGGTGATCATAAACACGCCCAGGAAGTGACGTATGTCAACCAATCAGCATCGAGCATATATCCTATATAAGCCGATGCACTYCCGCATCTCGTCAGACTGCATCCGGTCTCCGGCGAGTGAACATCTCTGGGAAGAGCTCCACGCACGTGGTGAGTGACACTATGGCCTTTTCTGCTCCTGTAATTAGAGCTTTTTCTCAACCTGCTTTTACTTATGTTGTTAAATTTCCATATGAAAACTGGAAAGAGGAAGAGCACTTACTATGGAGCTTACTTGCTCCTGGGACTGAACGTCTCATGATTCAACTAAGAAACTGCGCACCACATCCTGAAGATGATCCTGTCAGGGAAGATATTTTATGCTCACTAGCAGATCAACACTATGGTGCTATTTTTGCTAAAGCTTGCTACATAGCTACAACTACACTAATGGGGCAGAAACAGAGAACACCTTTTCCACGCTGCGACATTATATGCCAATCTGAAATTGGTTCAGAACATCTACATTGTCACATACTTGTTGGAGGAGCCGGTCTCAGCAAAAGAAATGCTAAAATTTCACGTGCTACACTTCTGGGTCTTGTGATGGCTGAACTAACACAACGCTGCAAACAGCTTCTTGCGCTTCGTCCATTTGAACCAGCTGAGGCTAATATTTTTCATCTCCTCAAGCGCATTGAACGCGAAGCATGGTCAGGGCATACTGGTAACTGGGTTCAAATTCTTCAATACAAAGATAAGCGAGGTGATCTTCACGCTCAACCAATTGATCCTTTACGCTTTTTAAAGCATTACATACTACCAAAAAATCGATTGATTTCTCCTTCCAGCAAACCTGACGTCTGCACTACTCCAGATAACTGGTTCATTCTAGCTGACAAAACATACGCTCACACTATTATTAATGGGCTTCCGCTGCTAGAACATAACAGAAAAGCCTATCTACAAGAGTTAGAAAGTGAAGTCATCCCGGGGCCTTCTACCATGGCCTTTGGGGGACGTGGTGCGTGGGAACAACTTCCTGAGGTAGGAGAACAACGCTTAATTACTTCTAATGCTTCTACTGCTTATAAAGCTAACAAAAAAGAAAAATTAATGCTAAATTTACTTGATAAATGTGATGAACTTAATTTACTTGTTTATGAAGACTTAGTTAGTGCTTGTCCTGACCTTTTACTTATGCTTGAAGGTCAGCCAGGTGGTGCACGCCTAATTGAACAGGTGCTTGGCATGCATCATATTAAGGTGTGTGCTAAATACACTGCATTAACATTTTTATTTCATTTACATCCGGATCAATTATTAACTTCTAACAATAAAGCTTTAAAACTACTGTTGATTCAAGGGTACAACCCACTTCAAGTAGGGCATGCCATCTGTTGTGTACTTAACAAACAGATGGGCAAGCAGAACACTATCTGCTTTTATGGTCCTGCTTCAACAGGCAAAACAAACTTTGCAAAAGCAATAGTTCAAGGTGTTCGCCTTTATGGCTGTGTTAATCATTTAAACAAAGGGTTTGTCTTTAACGATTGCAGACAACGCCTTATAATTTGGTGGGAAGAGTGTTTAATGCACCAAGATTGGGTGGAACCTGCTAAATGCATTTTAGGCGGAACTGAATGTAGAATTGATGTTAAACATAAAGACAGTGTTCTTCTTCAACAAACACCAGTAATTATTTCCACTAACCATGACATCTACTCTGTAGTTGGTGGCAATACTGTTTCTCATGTTCATGCAGCACCATTAAAAGAGCGAGTCCTTCAGCTAAATTTCATGAAACAACTGCCACAAACATTTGGAGAAATTTCTCCAGTTGAAATTGCAGAACTATTGCAATGGTGCTTTAATGAGTACGAATGTACTCTTACTGGCTTTAAACAAAAATGGAACTTAGATAAAGTTCCAAACTCATTTCCTCTTGGAGACCTTTGTCCTACACATTCACAGGACTACACGCTTCACGAAAACGGATTCTGCACTGACTGTGGCGGCTATCTTCCTCATAGTGCTGACGATTTTGTCTACACTGACGTGGCTAGCGAAACAACAAGCGGAGACTGCGACCCAGGTAGGCTTTAATACATTTGCTTAATTAAATTATATATTTGCACTTTGCTTATGTATTAACTCCTACAGGTAACCTGGGGGATACGGACGGAGAGGACTCCAAGTCAGAGGCATCGGAAGTGGACTTTCGTCCATCCAAGAAGAGGCGTGTGATTTCAGCAACTCCACCAAGCAGTCCAGTAAGTGGTCCAAGCCTTTCTACCTTTTTAGATACTTGGCAGTCACAACCTAGGGACGAAGATGAGCTCCGAATCTATGAAGAACAAGCATCGCAACTCCAAAAGAACACCAAGTCCACTCCAGAAAGAGAGGAGGCGCAACTGGGAGAGCCACAAGAGCCGCAGCCGGAGCCCGATCCGACGGCATGGGGAGAAAAACTTGGAGTATGCTCATCACAGCAACCAGGAGAACCGCCAGTCGTCTTATACTGCTTTGAAGACCTCAGACCAAGCGACGAAGACGAAGGAGAAAACATCGGGGGGGAATAGAACCAATCCTTATACTGTATTCAGTCAACACAGGGCTAATCATTCAGATGCTCCTGGATGGTGTGGGTTTTACTGGCATTCTACTAGACTTGCTAGAGATGGGACTAATTGTATCTTTAATGAAATGAAACAAGAATTTCAAGAATTACAAATAAATGGAAAAATTACTTGGGACAATGCTAGAGAACTATTGTTTAGTCAGAAAAAAAAGCTAGATCAAAAATACAGAAACATGCTGTATCATTTCAGACACAGTCCTGATTGTCCTAGATGTGATTATTGGGATAATGTATACCGTAGACACTTAGCTCATGTCTCTTCACAGGAATCAGAGGAGGTTACAGACGAAGAAATGCTTTCTGCTGTTGAAAGCATGGATACAAATGCCTCCAATTAAACGCCAGCCTGGAGGGTGGGTGCTTCCTGGTTATAAATACCTTGGTCCATTCAATCCTCTTGAAAACGGTGAACCAGTTAATAAAGCTGATCGTGCTGCTCAAGCTCATGATAAATCATATTCTGAAATAATAAAAAGTGGAAAAAATCCTTACTTGTATTTCAATAAAGCTGATGAAAAATTCATTGACGATTTGAAAAACGACTGGTCTCTTGGTGGCATTATTGGCTCAAGTTTCTTTAAACTTAAGCGCGCCGTGGCTCCTGCTCTAGGAAATAAAGAGCGAGCTCAAAAAAGACATTTTTACTTTGCAAACTCAAATAAAGGTGCTAAAAAACCAAAAAATAACGAGCCTAAACCAGGCACATCAAAAATGTCTGAAAATGAAATCCAAGACCAACAACCATCTGGCTCCATGGAGGAGCGAGGAGGCGGAGGAGGTGCGGTCGGTAGTGTGGGAGGGGGGAAAGGTTCTAGTGTGGGTATATCCACAGGCGGCTGGGTTGGAGGCAGCTACTTTACTGACTCATATGTCATAACAAAGAACACTAGACAGTTCTTAGTTAAAATACAAAATGACCACAAATACAGAACAGAGAATATAATTCCAAGCAACGCAGGAGGAAAATCCCAGCGATGCGTAAGCACACCTTGGTCATACTTTAACTTCAATCAATACAGCAGTCACTTCTCACCACAAGACTGGCAGCATTTAACAAATGAATATAAACGCTTTAAGCCTAGAAAAATGCATGTAAAAATTTACAACTTACAAATAAAACAAATACTCTCAAATGGTGCTGACACTACATACAACAACGACCTAACAGCTGGTGTTCACATCTTTTGTGATGGTGAACACGCATATCCAAATGCAACACATCCATGGGATGAAGATGTCATGCCAGAACTTCCATATGAAACATGGTATTTGTTTCAATATGGATACATTCCAGTTATTCATGAACTGGCTGAAATGGAAGACGCAAATGCTGTAGAAAAAGCTATAGCACTACAAATACCCTTTTTCATGCTTGAAAACAGCGACCATGAAGTGTTAAGAACAGGAGAAAGCACAGAATTCACTTTTGACTTTGACTGTGAATGGATAAACAACGAAAGAGCATACATTCCTCCTGGATTAATGTTTAATCCAAAAGTTCCTACAAGAAGAGCTCAATACATCAGACAGCACGGAAACACAGCATCCAGCAACACCAGAATTCAACCATATGCAAAACCTACAAGCTGGATGACAGGACCAGGTCTACTCAGCGCACAAAGAGTAGGACCAGCTGGCTCAGACACTGCATCATGGATGGTTGTTGTCAATCCAGACGGAGCTGCAGTTAACTCAGGAATGGCAGGAGTTGGTTCAGGATTTGATCCTCCTTCAGGATCTCTAAGACCAACTGACTTAGAATACAAAATACAATGGTACCAAACTCCTGCAGGTACCAACAGTGATGGAAACATCATTTCAAATCCACCACTATCCATGCTCAGAGATCAAGCTCTCTACAGAGGAAATCAAACAACCTACAACCTATGCTCAGATGTGTGGATGTTCCCAAATCAAATTTGGGACAGATATCCAATAACCAGAGAAAATCCAATCTGGTGTAAAAAACCAAGATCAGACAAAAACACAATAATTGATCCTTTCGATGGAACACTTGCAATGGATCATCCGCCAGGAACAATCTTCATAAAAATGGCAAAAATTCCAGTTCCTTCAAACAACAACGCAGACTCATACCTAAACATCTACTGCACTGGACAAGTCAGCTGCGAAATTGTCTGGGAAGTTGAAAGATACGCAACAAAGAACTGGAGACCAGAAAGAAGACACACCGCACTTGGTCTTGGAATTGGAGGAGAAGAAAACGTAAATCCAACTTATCATGTAGACAAAAATGGAAAATACATTCAACCAACAACTTGGGACATGTGCTATCCTATCAAAACAAACATCAATAAAGTGTTGTAATCTCTTAAGCCTGTTCATTGCTTATGCTTATAAGTTCCTCTCCAATGGACAAGAGGAAAGAAAAGGGTGACTGTAATCCCGAGCTCATGAGTTCGAGGCTACAGTCCGATGGCAGTGGTGTTGCCGTCTCGAACCTAGCCGGTACACCCTTGTGCATTGTGGGAGGAGCTGTTTTGCTTACGCAATCGCGAAATTTTATATATTTAATGTAGTGTTGTACTGCGTCAGGCAT